CGCACTTGGGCGAGATAGCGCAGTCTTATCACCGTAAAGAACGATGCCTTCACCTGGGAAGCTAACAATTGGATTAACACGTGCCTTGTAAAGGTCATCACGTTGAGTCTTATTTGGATTTAGTGCAAGCTTAGATACACCACGAAGTTGTCCGCGGTTTAATCCAGCGGGGCTGAACCATGGCTCAGTAACATCATCGGTGTATGCACATAGGCCTGCAACGTGACCGCTATCAGGAACCCAAATGAAACGGTCAGTGTACTTATTGTACATCTGAACTGGAGTGCTTCCAAACACAGCGTAACTTGTGCTAGAGAGACTATCGAAGTATTCAGTAACAGTGTTTTTCTTTGTGTCAGCTGTTCCGCTAAGTCCAGTTGTTGCAATGATAAGTGGCGCTGAGATAAACGCAATTACATCTCTACGATCCATGGCAATTTCGATTAATTCATCGTCAATTGGTTTTTGAACATTTTCAGTTTCAGATATAGTCTGAGCAAAAATAAAGTTAATGTCAACTGCGTCACCTTCATCAAATAAGTCAAGCGCAGCCGTAACTGTACCTGCTATGAGTGTACCGTCACTACCGTTATCAAGCGTAAATGCAAACTCTGCACCGGATGTCTTATATGTGAATGCCGTCGAATCTGAAGTTGTACTTAGTTCCACCGGAGTAGTCGCCGTAAGGAATTTTGTTTCTAAGTCATAAGCATATACGTACTGTGATTGTGTATTAATTACATCGATGAAATAGTTATTTGCGCCGTCAACAGTCTTTGCATTCTTTGCAAGGCTAAGACCTTCAAAGCGTTCAAGAACGGCATCGCGTGTTGAGCTAAACTTTGCTTCGGTGTCGATAACAAGAACTGCACATTCATCAAATACATCTGCATCTCCAGTTAAATTTTCAGCCCATTCAGTTGTACCTGGAAGATATGATAGTTGCGAAACATATTCGCTTACTGTTGATCCAGATCCAGTTCCATAGTAAGAATCTCCATCATTGTTTTCAGTGATAACAACAACTTTCAAGCCATTGCCGAGGCTGCCTGCATATCGAGCATACGCTCCTGCTGGCTTATTTGCAGTATTTTCAAAATCATCGATGTCAGTAATAATATCAATGTCAGTCAAACCAGAGTATGCATTAACTGCATCGTTTGGAACAGCACGAGAAACGCGCAGGGTATTTCCATACTTTAAAAAGCTTGCGGCTGTGAAGAATGAACGAGCTTTTCTGTCTGCGTCAGTCCCACTTACGGATGGTGCGCCAAATGTACTTGCAAGTTCAGCCTCAGATGAGACGGTAACAATGCGGCCAGATGGACCCCAGTTGAATTCGCCAGCATATGCACCAATAGAGGTGGATACAGCTGGGATGATATTTGTCATGTCGATTTCGTTGACCTCGACACCAGGTGATACTAAGAATCCCATGTTTTTCCTTTCGTCAGTAGTTTAATTTTAAGTGAATCATTATAAGGAGTACATCAATAATTGTATTTATTCAAAGGCATATTTATAAAGTATTCCACTCACGTAAATCACTTATTTGTTGTTCATAGTGAACTGCACTATCTGGCTTATCAGAATTAGAAGCGCGCGATATGAATCCAAACGGTGGGAGGTCTTCTTCCATTTCACGAATCTTTTCGGCATATAACAAATCCTTAAGTTCATGATTAGTTAGAGATGTAAATGAATCAGTACTTACATACCATGCAAAGAGCACCATGTTCATAACAAGGTCATCGTGACATCCTCCAGATGCTGCATAACTATCGCCTTTTGGTTCAAACGATGATAGTTCAGTAACTGCATCAGCATCACAAACTTCAAGTCGTCCGCGTTCAATTAGGTCCTTAAGGTTACTGCATCCAATACGCTTAACACGCTTAGTCATTGTAACACCAATCCCGTTATTCTTAACAGCGCTTGATACAAAAGTATTATCATATTCATAATCATAATATACGCTGTTACATACAACCTGACCTGCATCATTATTTTCAATAACAACCAATGCATCATTGTAAACCTTGGCAGCACGTGTGATGTACTCAGGAAACATCAGTGGAGATATCATGTTGCTACGATAGATGCATACAGTTGAGAATGTAGTTGATGTTACGTCAAAGACCGTAAAAGTACTATAGTCTTGACCGCGACCTTTACTAACGTCAACTGTCATAATATAGTTATGACCTGCCTTTGGTTCTACATAGTAACGCGTATCCTGCCATTCTTTAATTGGAGAACGAGCTTGCAATGCAAGTAGTGTATCAGACGCGATCAGCGTTAAGCTACTACCAATGAAGTCACAATTATGAGAAATTATATCACCGTTGTGATAAAAGCTATGCGTGTCATTTACACTAACTGGATCATATAATTCAATTTCAGCATTAATTAGTTCAATATGAAATACTGAAAAGTTATTACTTAAGATGTCGTCTTCCTTCAATTCGGATGCAATCGTCTCAATTCCATTGATGATAAATCGATGATTTAAAGAACAGTTAAGAGTTTCTCCAACATGTGAAGTTATTTGTAGATATTTGTGATGGCGCGTTTTTCTGACACCTGAAAACTTAACATATTCACCGTCACCATTTTTAATTAGAATTTCAGTGTTCATAAATCCTTGACATATTTATAAATCATATTTTCGCATATTGGAAATTGTTTTGCCATATGTCTTGCATACAGTCTATTTTTAGTTAAGATTCGACCATTTTTAGACTTTAATCCAATCTGATCGTCGACAAAATCATTATACCCAGATATTATTTTCTGAATGTCTTCATCTGATATTTTAGTCCAACTCTTTTTACCTTTTTTTGATGCCGATATCTTTTCTTTTACTGAAGGATCTTTAGCAAAAAATTCCTTACTTCGATTAGATCGCATATTAAACCCTTCTCTTTCTGCTCTTTCTTTAGCAGATTTTGACATTTTCTTTTTAACTTCTTCACTAAATTTATATCCAAATGTTGAAAAGTTTGGCGAGTTATGTCCGTAACCTTTACCGCCTAACGTGGAATTTAATCCATTATTAAATGTATCTAACTTAATGATATATTCTTCTTCAGCCAACTCAACATCCTGCCTATTCTCAGATTCGAGCAAAATTTCATATGTAAAGGAATGTTCCTTAAATCTTTCGCTTAATGCATGGCATGCCATTCTATTCTTTATGCGATAATCTATAGTAATTCCTACATATTTTTGGTCATCATCGCGAATTATGCAGTACAGGATATGCTTCATATAAGTTTCTAAGTTTGATCTTGATTTTATTACTATTTATAATAACATCAACTTCAGAGTCTCCTCCTAAACATTCAAACTCTTGCTGAAATTGTCTCTCGCTTGTATTCTCGATAGTCTGTTGCTTCCAAGCTTCATCACGACCTGGAACTTCCCACCATTTAATCGTAAACGGTTTGAATGAATTTGCGTTTTGAATTGAACCTTGCCAAAGTTTATAGAACATATTGCCTACACCATTTGGAGTAGATGTAATGATTACTTTAGTATCCTCACCTGATGTAATAACAGGATATGTACTTGTATAGAATTCATTTGCCTTGTGAACGAACGCAAACTCGTCAAGGAAAACAACGTTAAGCGAAAGACCACGAATAGAACTACCACTTGTTGCAGCCGCAATAACTTCGGAGTTATTTGAGAACTTGATGCTACCTTTGTTAAGAACCTTACAACCAGGCTGAAGAAAGAACGGAAGGTTTTCGAGCATCAGCGTTAGACGTGCTAACATTTCACGAGCAGTTGCTCCTTTGTTAGCAAGCATACCAATCTTCTTTTCAGAATTGAATATGACGTAGTGTAACAACCATGCAACGCTTGTAATACTCTTGCCGCTTTGGCGACATGCAAGAACGATGTTGAATTTGTTATCATTGAAGTGCTGCACCATCTTCGTCTGATATCCACGCAACTTAAATGGAACAAGACCTTTGTCAAGACTAATTACCTTTACGTAGTGTTCACAAAAGTAAGCAACGTCATCGCGGCACTTGATGTACTCATCCAGTTCATGTGCAGTATAGTTTTGAACGACGCCATCACGTTTGACGTATGGGTTGCCATTATATGAAGTTTCTAGTGTCA